ATATCTAGGAATTGTATAAGCTTGAGCTGCATAATTCCAATCTTGTACCTGAGCTAATTGACTGTAAGGATCCAGATAGTTTATGTAGCTATTGGCAGTTCTATTAGCCAAAGATTGAGTAATTAAACCATAGTTTGATGGTTTTAATTGGTTGCTATTGTAATCTAAATCTAAGAAAGTTCTTGATTTTACAGATCCACTAACGTTTTGAAATAAAGCTCCCAAAGATTGAGTAACAAATGACCCCGCATTTACTTTAATGTTCTTTGAAATTTCGTATTGCTTTTGAAAGTTATTCAAAGTGGTTGCAGTTATTGTGCTACCACCAAATTCTCCTGTAAATTTTTCAATGCCTTGAGAACTAGTGAATGGAATGTACCCAATTGATCCCGTTCTGTAACCTGACCAAGCGGTAGATCCTAATATGGTATTCGCCGGGGATCCCGTGATAGATAATAGATAGATGGATTGCGTAAAGTTGTTATATATACTTGCGGAAGGTTCAAATCTTGGCTGTTTGTTTCTTTCAAGCATGTGAGACTTAATAATGATACCAGTCGACACATCCGCTCTCGCAGGCACAAAATCTTTGATGGCCTTAAATAAACCGTTATTGTAGAATTTGATCAGCCTAATGTACTCCCAAACGCTGTGGGTCTTGTCGTAACTTTGGAAGTACGAATTCTTTAGTGTATCAAGTGCAGCGTAAGAAGAAGATGCTGCGTACCCAGGATTTCCTATGTATTGATCTATTCCGCCAACTAATACGCCTGAAGCCGATATGTAATTGTTTATGGTATCAGCAGGGCTAAAACCAACTTCTATGTTTATGGAGTTTGGCTTCGTATTTGGATCGTAGTACTGTAAAGTAGTAAACGGAGAAAGTAAAGAAGAAGATATCGTAGTTGAACCGGTAACAGAAGCAGAACTTCCTGTTGCTATTGTTATTTTGTAAGGCGTCGAATCTAAATCGTAAACTCCACCTAAAGTAGTATTAACGTTTCCTCCAAATTCTTTAACAGATAAAATAGTATCAGGTATACCGTAACAAGCAATTAAAGCTTTGATACTTCTTTGAGTACCTCTTGTCTTTAATAGATAGGGTAAATTATGATAAAGTCTTTTGTATATCTCGTCTTGTATTTCTTGACCAGGCAAAGTAGCTATACTGGATGTTACATAATTCTTGATCATCTCAGATCCTGTAGGAGGCAACAAACTACCGTCTTGGTTAATACCAAATAAACTATAATAAACGTTGTCAGAGATGCTAGTATTTGTATACAATTGCATTCCCAAACCTCTTAATGCTTCGGAAACTAAATCTAAAGAAATACCCGTATTCGGATTATTGGTTGCATCGAACTTATTAGAAACGTCTTTATAGTACAACCAGATATTATCAAAGTGTTGACCTATCATATCCAAGAAAGTCAAATAGGGTTGGTTATTAGAATCGTCTGTAATGTATTGAGGTACTGAATATCTTAATGCGTCTTTATTAGAGTAGTCGTACATAGAAGCAGAGTACAATAAAGAAGCCGTGGTTGGTGTTGTAACTGTATCTACTCCTCCTAAGAAATTTGATACTATAGAAGCGGTAACAGAGTACAACGAATAAGGTTGTGTATTGTTAGATTTGGGCCAAGAAAAAGAGGAGGATTGAAAATATAAAAAAGTTTCGTAAGAATCTAATTTACTTACTATATTATTTATAGAGGTCTGTGCTTCCAAAGAAGATGATGCGGCAACTGTTGGAGAAACTCCTGCGTATTTCTTTGCATTTGCTATATCTTGATTATAACTCTCTATTAATTCAACCTTGTATTTAAAATTTAATACTCTTTCTACTGAGTTAGAAAAGTGTATAAAATTAGAAAAATTAGTATAATCAACGTTAATATCTACCGATTTATCTTGGTAGTAGTTTAACATTTTTTGGTAAGAAGAGGTTACATTACTCGTTAATAAACTATTGTAAGAGTAATATGGAGTTGTTTGACCAACTTTAACGTTAGTAGCGACAGCATAGTTAGGTCCTCTTAATTTGAATCTTTCGTTAGGATCTTCGGCTGGTACCTGAATATTAACGTTATAGTTTATCGGTTCGGAAACCTTATCGACTATCCACAATTGAGTCTTAACGTCTATATCAGCGTCTAAAGGTTCGTAAAGCTTAATTATTAAGTAAGCGCCTTCTTCGTCTTGATTAAATGCTACGTTAACAGCAATAGCTAAGTTATTACTACCAAAGTTTAAATAGAAATCGCTGTAGTAATTCTTGGTGGATATGTAATTTTGATAAACATCGAATCCTTCTAAAATTCCAGAATCGCTAATAACTTGAGAAGCCAATTTTATCTCAGTTCTTGATTGAGAAATTTCTTTGATCCAATAGGTCTTGCCGTATTGAGAATTAAATAACTTCTTTAAAAAGTTGTATTGTATGTTTACCGAGCCTCTATTGAATCCTCTATTGATGACGTCCTTTTGTGGATCTAAAGTAAGCGTATTGTATAGACTATTAGAAGGATTGGTTGTAAGATATGGATAGTAATCAAAGCCATCATAATCAGAGAATAGTATGTTTGAATTCTGATCGTATATAAACAATTCTATATAATCTTCCTTAGCACCAAAATTAGAGTTAATGTAATTATTGGTGATTAACGAAGTATCAATAGATGAATATTGCTGACTTGGTATGTCCGATCCTTTTATTTGTACCTGTACTAATTCCATTAAACTAGATTAGTTATTGATGTAAATGATTGATTTATGTCTAATAGCTGTTGACGAAGAGAGTTAATTTCTTCTATCAGAGCTAATTTTTCTGCGTCTATTACTGCTCCACCCACGTACTGCTGACTTCTTTCTACTAATTCAGAGTGCGAATTAAATCCTGTTACCGGAATATCAAAAAATAGTCTATCGTATTCTCTAAAAAATTGATCCACATTCATGGTACTTGCACTCACTTCTTCAGGAGCAGTTATTAATTCGCTAAACGAAGTGTCTATTACTTTCGAATAGGTATTAATTCCATAAACTTTTTTAACTAATTGAACATTTTCCATTATCTAACTATTTTGAATATATAGTTATTGTCTATATCTATAGATTCGCTTGTTTGTAAAACAGCTCTCAATAAGAGTTTGTAGTATCTCTCAGGCTCTAGGCCATCCATGTGAACGTCGAAGTAACTACTCTGACCATCACAACTTATTTTTGTAAAAGTAGTATCAAAGTCTACCACCATATCTTCGCTCTTTACATCCTGTATTGCCCAATAAGAACTTTGAGGTAGCGCCTTATTAATGTTGTAAATAGATGCGGTTGTAAAAACTCTAGCAGGATACTTGTCTCTTGCGTTTACTCTAAATTGATATTTTTGAGTGTTGTATTTGAAAGTTCCAAGGTTATTATCTATAGAAGCCACAAATTGATTGTTGTTTATTACGATCAAACTACCTGTAGAGTAATAGCTATCGTCCCATTTTACTTCTAAGGTAGGAGGATATATAGTGTGAGTGTCTACGGAGAAAAAATTCAACGCCATAAAACTACCGGAGTATTGTTCTACTTGGGAAGGGTGCTTTACTAGAAATCCAGAGTTTCTGTGACCGCTAAACCAGTTAACTACAATATCGGATACATCTACGTTAAGATCCTTATTATCTTTATAGGAAAACGATTGAGACACAGTGTAAGAACCAGTGGTATCTCCACCACCTGGCGTTAAAAAATAACTAGTATTTCCTGGCCATGCACTAGTGGTTCCAACGTATTGATTTGGATTATACCAACAGGCTCCGTTAATAGTCACAGGATAATCAGAAAATTTACCAGTGCCCATTGTCCATGAGGAAGAGACTTGAGATACATGTAGACTATACGTAGTGTTTAAATTCTCTGCGTTAGCCAAATAGAGTCTAAGATTAGTTTTCCAACCTGATGCAGTTGCAAAAGGCTCTATTTTAAGAATGTCTTCGTCGCTAAATAGTATTAAAGATCTTCTAATGTCATCGTTTAATATAACAGAATTAGGATCTGGATCAACTAAGTAGCTAATAGAGTCGGGATTATTCTTCACAGAGACTTCTAGGATCTCGTCCAAGCCAGTATTTTGATTGGGAAATCTAGAATATAATGTTGTGTCCGCTGTGGGAAATATTTTAAATACTGCCATTGTTTACTTAGTTTAGAATGTTACAACTCTACCTTGAATGTCTGAATTTAGATATTTTAATTCAAATATAGACGGGTCTAGAGATGGATATATTACGTTGTTTAAAGTGCCTGCTTGAATATCGTAAGAATATTTTGAATAACCATTTGCCTCGCCGTATTTGTTTACAATTTCTACTTTTTTAACAGTCTGAACGCCTTCTACTTGATCTAAGACTCCGTAGACTTCTGTTAAAATAATAGGCTGATTTATTTGCCAACGCTCTATATTAAAATAATTTTGTAAAGTAAATAAACATCTAGCTACTACATCTTGACTATTGAAATTTGGTCTAATTACTACGTCAAAGTTGCAACCTATGTTTATAACAAAAGCCGGTTTTAGTTTTATTGAATCGGTCATCATTCTATATTCATACATATAACCTTGAATGTTCTTTAATAACGAAGGCGTGGGTACACTTAAGTATCCAGATGCATCCAAACTTAATACATACAAACTAATAGCCAAAGGATCTCTTAAGCCTGAATTGTTTTGTAGATAATCTCTATATACAGAATCGTCTTTTGTTACATAAGCTTTAGAAACTTTACCAAATTGGGCGGGCATACATAAAGTCCTCGCTAAATAGTCTTCTTGAGTTACCGCTCTTAATTGACTTGGAAATTGTAATTGAGTATTAAATCTTAATTCCTCAACAGAATCTCCGTCTCCACCACCAGAAGCCGGGCTTTCATTATTAGTAACCAAAGTATAAGCAAAGCTAGTGTTTCCTGAAATTGTTTTTGCTACAGGTCTTGTTAATTCTCCTTGTAAAACGTTACTGTTAGCTCCGCCTCCAACTAAGTAGGTAAAAGTAATTGTAATATTTTTTGGAGATAGTCCGTAAGTTTGAGTGGTAACAAAGTTGGTTGGATCAAAAGAACTTGATAATAAACTCAATCCTCCATTTGTATTACCAACACTCACTTGATTAGGATTAGGAAGCACTGCGCTGTCAGCAACAGAGTTAATTCCAGGACCGAATTCTATTTGTAGTATAGCATTACTTTGAAATCTTGAAGTAAATCTTCTTGGAACTTGTAATTTTTGAATCATGTAAGGAACTTGATTCACATCGTTGATTGTGGTGTTTGCTACTGGGTTCAAAATATAATCTTGAGCTAAGTAAGGAACTTCGTACCAAGTATTTCCTGATGAATCTACTGCATTTAAAATAGTAATGATATTAGAATCCTGTAGATTAATTGTAGCAAATCTTTCTGCACTACCAAAACTAAACTGTTGAGTCTTAATTTGACCGGATATTGCTTGAGTATTTTTAGCTAATAAAAAACTAGTTGGATTGTTTGAGGCATCCAATGTATATGCGGTAACATCTGTTGGGTCCAAAGAAGACGACATTCTAAAATCTACTTTATCTGAACAATAAAAAGTGTTAGAACTGTTTATATTAGAAGCTACTTGCATGCCTTGATCTACACAAAATGCGTAAGAAAAATCTGGAACATAGTTTCCTGCAGATAATTTAGAAGGAACTTGTTGATAAACTTTAAGGTCAACTATTGAAGCGCTTGTTACTTTTGGACGATAACCCAACATGTAAGCGAGACTATATAAGTTGTTCTTTTGTTTTGCATATTGTAAAAAAGTCTCTTGTAATTGATTGTCCAAGTAGAAAGATAAAACGTCTCCTACGTATGCAGCCATTTCAATAAACATTGAACCGGGGCTGGCTTGATTAAAGTCTTTGTAGTTGGCGGGATAATAAGACTTAGCGTACTCTATCAAGTCCGATTTGAAAGAACTAAAACTCTTATTAAGGTATTTAATATCTATATTGTTGTTCTGCATAATTAAGCGTTTTGTATTTCAAGTACTACACCGTCTGTTTCTTTAGAGCTTTTTAATGTATAACTAAATTTTATTCTTATAGAACTAGTATTAGGATCTCCATTAACATTGAGATCAGATATAGAAACGTTAGGAAAATTGTTCTCTATCTGAGATATTAAAGATTGTTTTATGTCCTCTAAAGAAGATTGAGCTATTTGTTCGAATAGCCTTGATCTCAAACCCGCTCCAAAAGTAGGGTTAAAAGGTCTCTCTCTTCTATCGGTCAATAAGAAGTTAATCAAATTATATTTGGTCTGTTCTTTTGTGCTATACACAGAAGCAAATGCTATAGGAGCAGAAAATGGAATTTTTACGCCTATTGCTTGAGATGGTCTCAAATCGTCTTGTGATATTTGTCTTAAGTTGTATGCCATTAGATAGCGCCTTTAGCTTTTAATTTGCTCATTAAATCAGAAAAATCAGGAACTTCATTTATTTGTACCATGCTTATATCCGAGCTAGGTCTTGCTGTTGCCAACATACCGTTAACGTCTCCTACGGCCACTTGCTTTGGTTGAAAGAAACTGGTTGGATCTATGCCTATTGAATCAGGACCAATGTCAGAAGTGTTGAAAGACATATCGTCCATATCACCCATTGCCATGGCAGTCTCGTTTAACATATTTGCCAAAGGATTGCCTGCGAAGTTGGGCTTAGGGCGCACTGGTTGGGTATTCAAGGTCAATGGGACAGATTTTTTGGTCGCTATTGATTCTTTTATAACTGGCTTTTCTACGTTAGAGGATGCGATCTCCTTTATAATGGAGGGCATTTCTTGACGGATGGCTTTAACCACCTCTTCTTTTATCAATTTTCTAAGTAAATCTACTTGCGATACTTTTGCCATATCTTATAAA